GGGGAAGAGATCGGGGATCAGAACGCCATCGGTCGTGATCCCGCGGAACTCGGCCGGATAGAGCGGAGCCCAGTTGCGGATCAGACCGCCCGTGAACGGATCGAGCTTCGCGAGCTCGCGGTACTCGTACGGGTCGGCGTCGCGGATGCCGCTCAGGCGTTCGTCGCCATGGGCAAAGAGGTATCGGCGGAACTCACCCGACATCGGTATCACTCCCTTGTGATCCGTTCGAGACTAAGGGAGCCGCCTGTGGGAATCGAACCCACGACCTTCTCATTACAAGGCCACCACTCCCCGAGAGGTCGCTATCGGACCCTGGATCGGATCACGGGTCGCATAGAGGTCCTGGACCCCATCTGAGCGGGCGGTCCCGAATCTAACCCCCCTATTGGGCGTGTGTCGCTATGCCGCGCCGACCTAGCCTCCTGACATCCGCCGACCCGAGGGAGGACCCATGCACGTTGACCGCGTCTGCGCCGACTGGCGCGCCTGGCAACAGGTCAAACATCTGAGCGAACGAACCATCACCGAACGCGAGCGAATCCTGCGCCAGTTCATCGCGTTCTCCGGCGCGCACCCGCTCAAGTTCACGTCCGCGCAACTCATCGCATTCCTTGGACGCAAAGGACTCGCAGCCGTCACCCGGTGGACATACCAAACCGCACTCCGGTCCTACTGTGCGTGGCTCGTCGCGTCTAAGCGTCGGCGCACGAACCCGATGGACGAAGTGCCGGTGATGAGCCGACCCAAGGGTGTGCCCCACCCCGTCTCCCCCGCGCAGCTCGCCGCGATGCTCGCGCATGTGAAGCGCCGACGCGGGCGGATGATGATCCTCCTCGCCGCGTTCATGGGCCTACGCACGTTCGAGATCGCCGCGTTCGACGGCTCATGGATCGACTGGGGTGCGCGCGTCGTATGGGTGCCGTCCAAGGGTGGGAAGACAAAACCGATTCCGCTCAGCCACGTCGTGGAGGACTACGCGACCAATGCCGGGTTCCCGCGTGAGGGCCTATGGTTTCCCGCCTACCAGGGCGACAGTCCGCACGTCAGCCGCAAAGCCGTCCACTCATCCATTCACCATGTGATGGTCGTCGCCGGGGTCAGGAGCACCCCTCATTCGCTGCGCCACTACCACGCCACCGAACTCCTAGAGAACGGTATCGACGTGATCGTGGTGAAGGAGATGATGCGCCACGAGTCGGTGCAGTCGACGCAGATCTACACGCTCGTCAGCGGCTGGAAGATGCAGGAGGCGAGCAACGTGCTGCAACTCCCCGCCGAGTTGGAAACGGAACGCCTCGCCGCGTAGGATCGTGGACCGCGCCCTCGTAGCTCAGTGGTAGAGCATCCCACTCGTAATGGGAAGGCCGTCAGTTCAATCCTGACCGAGGGCTCCACTCATACCGCACGGTCGGGCGCGGGGAGCGTCCTAACAAGCGGCTTTGTCCGGGAACACGAAAAACGCCCCGCGCGACCGACCGAAGTCAAGTCGCGCGGGGCGATGTCGTGCAGATGCTACTCAGTGTCTTCGAGCCAACCTTCGGGCGGCTCAGGCAGCGGAACGTGCGGGGCGTGCTTATAGCCGTGATCAATCAGTGAGCGGATGTACAGCCACGAGAGACGGTCGCGTTTCTCGAGCTTCTGGATCCGGCGGTTGAGGCGTACGAGCTGCGTCGTGATGAACGTCAGCCCCGCGCCGCCCGCCACGACGATCGCGGAGATGATCGCGACCGCGAGACCCTCGCTCACGCTCAGCCCTTGTACTCGTCGGGGATGCCGTCGCGCAGCATTCCGAAGTACGCGGCCGCAGCACCGATGAACGGCGACACGACAGCGACGGCGACGGCGACGATGATCGGCACCCATGCTTCCGTGCCCTGGATGAGTCCGAGGATGATCGGCACCGACACGACCGTGCCGCCGAGTGTGGTCGCGTACCCCTGCGCGAGTGTGCGGATGAACGCGCGCTTCGCAGCAAGCTTCACCGGACTGGGGATGATCTCAGACATGGGTTCCTCCTACTTCGCGACGAGGTCGATCTGACCGGACGGCACCAACGTGAACTGCGTCACACTCGTCGAGCCGGCGAATGACGCTACGAACTTGTCAGCGTCAGCGTCAGTGTCGAACTGGACGAGCGGCAGACCAGGGAACGCTTTACCGACCGCCGCCCACTGGGCCCCGTTCATCGGCACGACAACCGAACCACCCGAGATGAGCCAGATCGACCCACGCTTGTTCCGAACTGCATACATGGCCTTCTCCAAATCGAGGATTGAGTTGACGAAATAGGGTTCCGGGTCGACCTGCACACCGTTGATCCGCAACTCGAAATGCAAGTGCCGTCCCTTGGCGTTCCCGGAGGAACCCATCACGCCGAGGTGCTGTCCGGCGACGACCATCTGACCGACTGTCACGGTGAACGAGTCGAGGTGGGCATACCAGGTCGTGATCCCGTTGCCGTGGTCGATGACGACGAGGTTGCCGTAGTCCTTGCCGGAGTAGCCGGCGAAGATCACTCGACCAGATGTGGCAGCTGTGACTCGCCAGTCCGCCGACGTCGACCAGCCGAAGTCAATGCCGCAGAACAGGTAGACAACAGCACGGGCCGCATGTTCCGCGAACGTCGTCGAAACGTGTCCCGGTGCTGGTCGGAGTAGCTGGATTCGCACTAGCGGATTCCGATGATGCGAACGGTTCCAGTGATGTTCCCCGTAGACGGAATGATCGTGATTCCGTCGAACGACGTGGCCGAGGCGATCGAGTTCGTCACGCGCTGCTTCACTGGGGTCGGGTCGTCCGTGTCGCCGTATGCGAGCTTCGGGTTCGCGGTGGAAGCAGGACGGGTCACCCTGGCCACAATGTGCGCTCCGGTGGTCTGGGTTTGACCGAACCGGCCGGAGGTCGCAGTGGCTGGCGAGGTGACCGCGATCGACGTACCGGACACAGTTTCGATGAGCTGCGAGTAGGAGGATGAGGACAGGTCAGTGCCAGACGCGCGGAAGCGGAACGTAATCGATGCGCCTGCTGAAGCCGACGCGATGTCGATGATGATCCGGTACTCGTTGAACTCCGCGGTGAAGCATCCGTTGATGGAGATCGAGGACGAGGCGGTGAACGCGACGATGGCGGCTGCCGTGTCCAACGTCACACCCGTGCCGGCGACTGACGTGGGCAGGATCCGTGTTTCGGCCTCGACGGTGGTCAATACCGTGCCGTTGCTTTCGTACGTGTGTGCAGTGTCGAGTTGCCGTACTCGGGTGCCTGCCGGGTAGGTGCTGAGTGCGCCGCGTTCGGTTGCGTTGCGGACCCAGATGGGTCCGCCTGTGGTTGCGGTGAACGGGAATGTTTGCGTGATGACCACGCCGCCTGCGTTCGTCGCCGACACCCCGGACGGGATGAGGATCGTTGCAAGCTCGACCGCACCCGTGGGAATGGTGGGCTTCACCGGGACAGCGCCCGCGGTGCCCTTCTCCACCCCGAAGACCGGATTGTCATTCGCATCCGAATACGGGGAGGCGGACTCGTTCTGCTTGAAGTAGACGACATCGATGCGGGAGTTCGATCCAGGTGCCGCATCGACACTGACGGTGACGGTGCCGTCGTTCGCCATGAAGATCGGACCACCACCACGCACCGTGCAGCCAGTGAACGCGGCGACGTCGACCGCCATGGATGCCTTCGCCGTGACGAGCGCGGACGTGTGTGCAGGGAAGATGCCTGCGCGAGCGTTCCCGGACGTGTCCCGCAGGATTAGTCCGGCGAGGGCCTTCCGCAGTTCGGTCGAGTCGACGGTGCCGCTACCGGCGGGGAAACCATCACCTAGCGTCATTGGGTACTCCCTCTTGTCGTGAGTGCGGCGTACACTCGGCCGCATGAATCGTTGGCTGATCGGCGGTATTGCCGGTGGTGGTGCGTTGGTCATCGCCGCGGGTGCGACCGCGTTCGCGCTCGGCGGGCAAACCCCAGCACCGGAACCGACCCCGACCGTGGTTCAGATCGCGGAAGTCACCCCCGCACCGAAGGCCACACCGACTCCGACGCCGGAACCGGTCGTCGAGGTCGCCGTGCCAGCGCCTGAACCGGTCCAGGTCGAGGTGCCACCCCAGCCGGTGCTATGCCCGGAAGGGACGATCGCCAACCACGTGGACGAGTACGGCAACGAGTCGAACTGCCACGATCTGAACGACCAAGGCCAACAGTGCGTGAAGTACGGCGAGGGCGATCAGTGCGTCGCGTGGCTTGAGGACTAGAGCCCCGCAGCGTCCAGACGACCCTCAACCGCAGTCAGCCGCGCGTCGAGGTGCTTCGCGGCTTCGACTGCGAGCAGTCCGAGCATCGTGTAGTTGATGCCTCGCGGTGACCCGTCAGGCCAGTAGTCGACGACGACGCCGAGCCCGAGGTCGTGGAGATCCTCAGCGATCGCGCCGAACTCGTCGGCGACGACGTACTCGGGGTCGAGGGCGTGCTTCTCGAGCTCGGCTTTGTAGTTGAACAAGACAGAGCTGATCTGAAGCACTGCGCGGGGGTCGACGCCGGAATCCCGGATGTTGTCCTTCTGCGTGCGCGACGACGACGCCCAGCCGAGTAGCCCGTCCGAGTCCTGCGCCCACACGCTCGTGCGCGGGGTGGTGATCTGGTTCGTGATGATGTTCGGGTTGTGGAATGCCCCGGTGACAGTGCCCGTGGCGGACGTCACATCCCCCGTCGCCGTCATACTCCCCGTCGTGAAGCCGGTCGACAGGAACGACGTCGCTGCTGCTGCAACCAGTCCCGGCAGATCCGTGATGAGTTGCTGGACCTTCTCCAGCGCACGAGCCAACTGCTCCCCAGTCGGCATCTCCAACATGCGAAGACGGCGATCTTGCCGTTTGAACACGGCAGCGATCTCACCCGCGCCCTCCTCGGGCAGTCCTCTACGTGGCATCGATCTGCTCCTCACGGAAGGAAAGCAACGAACTCGACGAGACTTCCGAGCTCGCCGAGTGGGGCAGATAACCGGTCTTGTCAGGACTGAGCGCCGACTACCGTGCCGTCCATATCCGAGGACGGGGCCGAGGACTTGATGCGAAGATTCCCTGATGCGTCGACCCATAGCCGGTAGTTGCCGAGGCGGAGATTGCCGCCGTTCCAGGTGCCGTCGACACGCCATGAGTCGCCCGTGTCCGGCCCCGCCAGGTCGGGGCCCCAGCGCACAATCTGCGCGTCCGGGGCCGCCGCGCCGGACCCCAGCATGATGCGGCCGGGTCTCATGATCGTCCGCGCGAATGCGTCGCCGAACACCCAATAGTCGGCGAGGTCTTGCCCGGAGGCGCTGGCCTTCAAGTCGCGGTCGTTGTCCTCGCGGAACTGGAATGCGACTGTCGCGGGGTTGTAGATCTTGTTCGTGAACGTGCCTTGAAAATAGGCACGGAGGCCCAGGCCGTCGATGGTCGCGCCCGAGACGAGCGCCAGGCCGTTTCGGGTGCCCGAGAATGCTGAGGCCGAGGACTCAAATACAGCGTTGATCGTACTGTCGCGTCGGATGACTCCAGCGACTTCCATAAGGGTCGCGGTGCCCGACGCGACGGCGCCTGACGTCTGCACCACGAGCCGCGCGAGCGTGAAGTGGTATAGGTTTGCGCCAGCACCGACACGGAAGCCGACGCCGCCTTCGGGGACACCGTAGATCGCGACGCGCCCCCAACCGGCATAGCCGAATGATCCAGTGCCGCCGTCGTTCTGCACGTCGATCCCGATCGCGCATTCCTCGATACGGACGGCATCGAGCTGGGATGACTCCGACCACTTTCCGGGGCTATCGGTGATGAGGATGCCTGTCGCGCACTGCTTGATAACAACGTCGCGGATCACTGCGCCGAGGTGGTCCTTCACTCGGATTCCGGTTGCGCCACCCGCCGTTCCGCCCTGGTTGGTGGCATCGATCTCGAGCCCCTCGACGGCAATCAACGTCACGTCGGATGGTCCAACTTCCATGCCGAGGGCGATGACACCCGGCGCAGGAAGGAGCCGCCCTCCGTACCCATCAACCAGGCATGTCACGTTCTCGCTCATAATGAAATCGGTTTCCACGGAAACGTCACCACGAATCTGAAGCGTGCCGCCGCCCGCGCTGACGAGAGCCGCATAGGCGGCGTGGATCGTCTCGTATGCCGACACCTGGAACACCTGCCCATATGCGGCATTTGCTGCCGTAGCAGCATCCGCAACAGCCTGGTCGTACTGCGTCTGCATATGCGCGAGCGCGGCCGCATTCAACGCCGGCTTACTACGGTCCGCGAAGACGATCGGATCGAACGGCATCAGCTCACCTCAATCTGCTCTTCGGTCACAACGGAAACCCAACGGCTCTTCTCATCCCCCGAGATCGACGCGATCTCCCGCACATGCGTCACCGGCTTCGGTGGGAAATAGAACGACCCACCATCCGGGAGGAGATCATCGGACGGATACAGGTCCGGGGCTGGCAGAAGATCGGTCGGCACCGTCGTGCCCCAACGGTTTCCGAGCCACGGATCATCGCCAACCAGGATCTCCGCAAGATCGCCCGGCCAATACTGGCCCGCACGCGGACTGCCCGACGCTTTCGCTTCGAACGACCACGCCGACATCGGTGCCCGACCCAGGAGGATCGCGTTGTCCGCATACTCCTGCAACGTCGCTTCGATCGTCACATCCGAATGGGACGCATCCGCGAGTTCAAGCAGCGGATACCCCGCACCCGCCAGCACACCATCTGAGGACTGGACCGCGAGGGCCGTACCCTCCTGACGGCCCGACGTGAACCACGCGAGCCCCGCCATCCGAGACGCGTCCTCCACTTCGGACAGGTTCCGGATCGACGGCTTCGGGACCGTGTAATCCCAACGATGCACCTGCGGGGAACGAAGATACGGCTGCGTGAGAGTCCCGGTCTGCAACACCCATTCGATGCCAAGCCGGTCCGACGTGAACCGCGGCTGGAAGCGAATGTCGATGCCGTTCCTCAAGTCGATGAAGTCCGCGAGGGCTTCGCCAACTTTCTTGAGCGTCGCACCCAAATAGGTGCGCGTGTACGTTCCAGCCTCATCATCCTGGAACACGATCGGCACGTTGCCGCCCGTCCAAGTGCGAGCCTGCTGCACGATGCGCTTCGCGATCGTCCCGTACGACAGATTCGTCAAGACCGTGTCGTTGATCGACTCACCCGTCACCGGATCCACCACACCCTGCGATGCAGCCAATGCCGGAATGATGTGCCGGTGATCGAAATACGACCACATGCCCGCCGCCGCGAGATCCAACAACCCGGTCGCCTTCGCATACTGGCGACGCCAAATCGGACCCGCCGCAATCGGCACATCATCCAACAAGACCGCCATGAACGTCTTCGCCGGCGTCGTCGCGTTGCGCAAATCCAACCGACGCACCAGACGAGACGTCAACGGCACCGTCAAGCTGATCGACTCGGCCGCATTCCGCGACACACTCCACGACAACTTCGAGTACGGAATATCGAGAATGCGACGCCCCGTCAGCAGATCCCCGATCAGAACCCGCGTCACAACCTCCACGACAACCTCACAACCAAGCCGGGGACACAATGCCCGTCAACGTCGGCGTCCCCGTGACCGCGCCGATCGCATTGAACTGCACCGTCCGCACCCCACCAGCCGGCACTGGGAACCACTCCGACTTTGTGAGGTAGCCCGAGAGGACATTCGACTCGTCATTGATCCACGCCTGACCCGACCGAGCATCCACTGTCACGACGTCCGAGACCGACAGCGGGAACTCGAAACGGATCTCCTGCCCCGTCTCAATACAGACCAGCGAGAACCCGCCAGCCAACCCACCCGTCACTGTGAACTGCGGCCGCGATGGCTGCTTACCCGCGTTCGTCAAGACCAGGCGCCCCGGATCACCAGCCGACGCGAAATCAATCGGGAACACAATCGGGAACGCGAGACCACCCGACAAGGACGGCAAACCCGTAGTTGTGACTACAGGATCGCCATACCGCAGCGGATCCCACGCGAGCACATCCACCGCGAACTGTGCTTCGAACGAGTCGTAGTTATAGAAGTCTGGTACACCGATACGGCGGATCGATACTTGCCGACTCGTCGCCCGCAACACATCAGTGACGCGCATGACCTGGATGTCCTCAGACGTCCCGGCAGAGTTGAACTCCTCGACCGCCTCAAGTACTTCCGCTGCTGAGTTGCCGATATACGCAGCCGTGAACGAAATCGCCGCCGAAGACCGCCAATCCACGCCGGGATCAAACGACCCATGACCCTGCGGAATCGACTCATCTTCTGCCTTCGAGTCGGGAACCGTGTACCAGTCCACGAGATCGGCGAACACCCAACCACGACCTGAATCCGCGAACGTGATACCCGCCAGTTCGATGATCACACCAGCACCCCAGCCAACTGACGCATGACCTCACGGCCAGCTTGACGACCCACGAGACGCGGATCCTGATCGCCCACGTTGTACGTGTTGTTCACAGTGATCGAGCGTGGGGCGGTGACACTGGACTCGTCCGCCGCACCGTAGGAACGCGCGACCGTGATCTTCGCATCCGCCGCAAGGGCCCCAGCGAAACCACCAGCAACTTGCCCGGAGAGCTTCCCCATGATCGAGCTGATGTTGTTCCGACCACTCAGACCCTTCTCTAGGCCCATGATCGAGTAACGACCAATGTCCGCGAACACAGTCGACGGCGAGTGGATGCCCAGGAAGTCCGCGATGCCCCCGACGATGCTGTTCGCAACATCCTCAACAGACTTCACGACCGCTCCGACCATGCTGCCGATACCGTCGATGAGGCCCTGAATGAGACTCATACCGGCCTGCGCCATCCGCGCCATCGTCTCCGGCTTCGTGAACGCCGTGACAATGCCGACCACGATCTCGGGAATCGCCTTAACAATCTCGACGATGATGGTCGGCAGCTCGGCGATGAGCGCGACGAACAGTTCGATCCCGCCCGTGATGAGCGCCGGGATCGCCTCGACCAACGCGGTCGTGATGCCGACGATGATCTTCGGAATCGCGGCAACAATGCCGTGGATGATGTCCGGCAAAGCGGCAACGATCGACATGAACAGTTGAATACCCGCATCAATCAGCTGCGGAATCGCGCCCACAATAAAGTTGACGATGTTGAGAATGATCGTCGGCAGTGCGTCAATGATGATCGGCAACGCCGTGATGATGCCCTTGACGAGTCCCGTCACCAACCCGAGGCCCGCCTTGAGCAGTGCGTTCAGATTGGTTGGCGACGTCAACGTGAGAATGCCGTTGACGATCGCCTTCACGACCGACGGGATCAACGTCGGTAGGGCCCGGGCAATGCCCTGCACGACCGCGACGACGATCTGCACACCCGCCGTCAGGAGCGCGGGGACCTGCCGCAGCAGACCGGTGACGAGATTGAGGATGAGGGGGACCGCTCCACTGATCAGTGCCGGTGCCATCTTGATCAGGCCATCCAGGACCGCCTCGACGAGCCTCGCGCCGACCTCGAGGAGCGTCGGGACGAGCTTCTCCACCGCGGCGAGCAACGTCGGAACGATCTGCGGCAGACCGGTCGCGAGCTGCTCGAGCACCCCAGCGACGTTCGCGATGAGGTTCCCGGCGTTCGTCGCGAGACTGCTCACGAGCGCATCGAAGTCCGCGTTCGCGTCGCCGAGACCAGTGACGAGGTTCATGAGCGACGCCTTGGTCGCCTCGAACGATCCAGTGATCGTCGACGCGGCTTCCTTCGCCGTCGTGCCCGTGATGTTGAGCTCGGTCTGGACTTGGTGAATCGCCTCGACCATCGTCGAGAACGGAATGTCCTTGACGTTCTGCGCGGTCACCTCGAACGCACCGTTGAGCACACCGGAGTCGTTGATGAGGCGCGCCATCTCACCGGCCGTGCCGCCATAGCCGAGCTTGAGGTTGTCGAGCATCGCGAACTGGCCCTTGGCGAAGCCCTGATACGTCGTCTGGAGCATCTCCATCGACGTGCCGAACGTGTTCGCGTTATCGGCCATGTCGGTGATCGCGATGTCCGCGATCTGCGCGGCCTTCGCCTGGTCGCCGCCCAGACCGGAGATCAGGGACGCGCTGAACGACGTGACCGTGTCCAAGTAGCGGTTCGTCGACAGACCCGCCGACTCCGCAGCGCGCGACGCGTACTCCATGACCGAATCCGACGCGTCACCGAACAGCTTGTCGACACCGCCAGCGAGCTGCTCGAAGTCCGCATACGCCGACACGACCGCGCCGCCGAGCGCTGCAGCACCCGCCGCACCGACCGCGAGTGCGCCCGCAGCGAACCCGCCGAGACCAGCGAGGACCTTGGAGGCTGTTTCGGCCCGATCCGAAACGTCGTCGATTCCCTTGATCGCCTTCTTCGGATCAACGATCAGATCAATCTGGACGTCTTTCGCCACGGGTCACCTCCTACGCTTAGCCGCTTTCTTGCGTTCGTCGGCGATCTCTTTCGCGACATCAAGGAACGCGTGCCGTTGAAGACGGTCGAGGGTGAACCATGACGACGCCGGTTGCCCGGTCGCCGCGCACCAGTAGGCGATCGTCAGGGCGTCGTCGTAGTCGGCTGCTCGTCGAAATCCGCGTTCGCGTCCTCCTGCGGCAGCCGGTCCTTGACCTCGATCAGCGACATGGACTGGGCGACGTGGTACGCCTCCGCATCCTTCTTGCCGGCACGACGCTCGAGAACGAACACGAGTGCGCGCATGTACTGAGTCGGATCTTCCTGAGTGAGAGTGCGGATCGTGCCGCCGAACTGCTGCTTGATCGCGATCTCATCGAAGCCGGTGAGGGACTCGGACACTTCGTTAGCAGTAAGGGTCTTGCTCATGGTCATGCCTTTCGTATTTCAGTGAGTCGATCGAGGTAGTCATTCAGGACGTAGAGGATCTCCGAGCGGACGTTCGGTTCGGAACGGCTCAGCGCATCGGTCACCATTCGGGGACCCGCAGGGACTTGCTGGCGCAAGCTCGCAGGTGGTGGACTCGACCGCCAGTAGCCCCATGCCGGGTGGTACAAGTAACCGGCCTCGAGGAGCTTGCCGGTCTCGCGGGTCTTACCCTTCGCGGTCTTGCCAGTACCGACGATCGACACGCGAGCGTTCTTGCCACCGATGAGCTTCGTTTTGAACTGCACCGACTCGGCCAAATCCCGTGAGTACGAACCAACACCGGGAAGGGAGCTCACGCCCCGGTAGAGCCGATCGCGGAGGTCCTCAGTGATCGAGTCGAACTGGGCGTTCATCTGCTTCCGCAGCGCACGCCCGTCGCGGTCGGCTTGCATCGACTTTGCGAGCGCCGCCAGCTGCTTCGTGTTCCACTCGATGTCAACCACGAGTGGACTCGCACATGATGTTGACGGCGATGCCGAGCATCTCCTGGTTCTGCGCCGACGGGTAGAGGCGCGGCTGATCCATCTCGGCGGTCGGGTCCAACGCGAACACGGTGGACGTGTCGACCTTGTCGGCGACGAGCTCGGCGAGCTCCTCTGTAGCAGCGAGGGACGCGTCGTTCGTAGACATCCCACCGAGGCACACCGCGACGAGGTTGATGCGCTTACGGCCGATCGCCTGCGCCCGCTGACGATACGGCAGACCCGCGGCGATCCACACGATCGGCGGGGTGAACGTCTTCGGGATCTCGGTGACCGCGCGCACACCCTCGATCGAGTTCAGCAGTGTCGCGAGCGCAGTACGAGCAGAGGCCAGGTCGGACGTCGGGGCCGGCGGCTCCTCGGGCGTCTCGTCCGGGAGCTCTTCGTCGCTCATCCGAGGCCGACCCTTGCCGCCCATGCGCGCACGAGTGCATACACGCCGCCGAGCGGGTCCGCGCCGAGACGCTGGGCGATCATCTGCCCCGACCCGTCCGGGAGCACCTGAGTGCCGAACGGGGCATTCGCGCGGGCGAACAAATCCACCGCGCAGCGCAGCACCGCCGAATCTGCAACCTCAGACGGCACGGGACGCGACTCGTCGAGCAGGTTCTCGGCGAGGAAGTCAGTAACATGCTCCTCCGCCTCAGCGAGAACACGCTCCGCGAGCGTCTTGTCGTTCGCGCCGGCACCCGCCTCGGCGAGTACCTGCTGGTACGTGACGGCCATCAGCGCACCTCCTCACGACGCGGCGGCACCGCAGTCTCAGTCGCCGGCGGCCACGTCACGCGACGCGACGGTACGCCTGCTCCCAAAGAGGCCACCCGGCCGCAATCGTGTGCCTGGTCGCTTTCTCGCGCGCAGCAGCACCCATCCGCTCCCGCAAGTCCGCATCGTCGATCAGTAGTTGCATGCGGTCGATCCATTCCGATTCCTTCCTCACGAGGAACCCGGTCACCCCGTCCTCGACGTACTCCCGGTACGGGCCGACGTCGGAGGCGATCACCGGGATGCCGAGCGCGCCATATTCGAGCGCTTTGATGTAGGACTTGGACCGGGTAAACGTGGTGTTCTCGATCGGTGCCAGGCCGATGTCGAAATCGAGGCTCGAGTAGTATTTGATGAGCCTTGATTCCCACCCGGTGTGCCGGTGCCGATCAACTGGCAGCCGCAACACGTCAGAGAAGTCCTGACCGATCGTGTGCACGACCGCGGCTGTAGTCCGCACAATCCGATGCAGGGGAGCAACGATCCTTGCAAGATCACGACGATGCGAGTCGCCGCCAGCCCAACCGATCGTGACCTTGTCACGACGAACGCGATTCATGGTCGGCAGGGCCGCGTCGATCATGTTCGGCACGACCGCGACGTTCGGGTTGAAGCGCGACATGCGCTCAGCCAGATGATCGTTCGTCACCGTCACGAGCCGAGCCGAGCGGACGCAAAACTCCAGACCCTTGAGGTAGTCGCGGGTGAACACCTCCGCGGCGCGCTTATTGACCGGATCAATCGCCCAAAGATCGTCGTCGGTTTCCCACACCATTGCGTGCTTCCGAAACAGCTTCAACCACTCGAGCTCGAACCCCGGATAACCAAAACGCTGTGCCACGAGGATCGGCCACGACTCGTCAAACTGTTCGGCCGTGCGCGCATACTCCATCTCGTGCCCGTGCTTACGCATCTCCTCGAACGGGAGCCGGATTCTGTAGTAACCGCAAGCCGTACCATCTTCGACGGCCGCGATTCGCAGAGGTGCAGTCACGCGAATGCCCTTCGGGTGCCTTAGTGCCTTGAGAGGGAGTGGCGGGCGAAGGCACGGACGCCCGCCACTCCCGGCTTGATCAGATCGTCGCCTGAGACCAGTCGCCGACGAGCTGCCACTCGATGTCGATCGTCGGGTTGTCCGCCGTCGACTCCCCGCCGTCGCCACCGACATACTCGTCAGAGGACGGGGCAGCGATGGTCGCGGTCACCGTGAACTTCGGACGACCCGATGCCGACCCCTGCGGGAGGAACATGCCGGTCACGCTCGTTCCGATGAGGGACGGTGTGGTCGACATGGTCCAGATCGAGCCCGTCGCGAAGTTCTGCAGCACCGTCGCCTTGAGGGACTTCGCCCCGCCGGAACGGTACTCCGCGAACGTCTGCGACGACTTGCCCGACCTGCCGATCGAGCAGCTCGTCGTCTCCCCGGAACGGTCCTCACCGTTCAGGACAATGACGTACTGATTCGGGATACCTCGGATGTCACCAATAGCCATCTCAGGTCACCCCCCTCAGGACGCCGTGAGCGCGAGGAACTTGATCGCGTTCACATCGAGGACCGCCGCGCCCGTACGCACGAGCGCCCGGTACGCGATCTGGTCGTTGCCGAACGCGTACTCCGCCGACCGCTCGAACCGGATACCACCCGCGATGCGGACCGCGAGCGCCGAGAAGTCACCGAAGTAGATCGGCTTCGCGGTGCCCGTAGGTGCCGGCAGCGTGTAATCCGTGAACACGGGCTTGGACTGGAGCCGGAACGGGAACGCCCCGGTGAGGTCCTGCTGGAGTACGTAGCGGCCCTGCGCGTCGGTGATCTTGTCGATCGCCGCAGCAGCACCGTCCGACAGCAGCCAGGAGCCCTGGTTGCGGTACGGTCCCGCGACGGCCCAGAACAGCGTCTTCAGCGCGTTCGTGAACGTCACACCCGACGCCGCCACCGACGCGGTCGGCGCAGTCGCACCCGACACGGTCGCCCCGGCGATGAGCGCAGAGGCTGCGATCTGGCTGATCTGGTTGCCCAGCTCACGACCCGCCGCACGCGACAGGTAACCGTCGAGATCGAACGTGGCGTCCTGGGTGAGCTCGTACGGGACGAGCGTCAGGTAACCGTTCTTCGACACCGACAGGTTCACGAGCGACAGGCCCGCATCCGACGCGCTGACGGGAGCGTTCGCCGCCGCCGAAGCGCCAACCGCGTGCGCGGTCACCGCGGGCATGGGCAGCGTGTTGCCGTCCTGAGTGGTGATGATCTGCACGCCGGCCTGCAGGATCTGGCTAGTCGAAACCGCCGTCTCCCACAGTGACGAGTAGACCGCGTCAGCGGACGTGCCGCCCATCGTCATCGCCCGCTGCTCACCGCGGCGGAACGACTCGATCGCACGGTTCTCCAGACCCGGTCGCGACGCTCGCAGATCGAACGCGGCACCGGGCTGAGCCGACCGTGCCCAATCCCCGAGCGGGGAGCCATCCGGGGCCGTACGCTGCGCGCTCGGAATGAACGACGCCTCGATGTCGGCCGAACGCTGCTCCGCGGCGATGAGGTCGGCGGCACGCTGGCCGAGGCCCTCAGCGTCCGCGATGATCTGGTCGAAGCTCGCCTGCTCCTCGACCGTGAGGTTGCGGCCCTCCGCGACGCTCGCCTGAGCGATGTCGGTGGCCTTCTGGATGAGTGCGCTGCGCTGCTCGCGCAGCTGCTCCACAAGAGTGGACATGGTTTCCCCTTTCCGGGAATCGATTGAGTGCTTCGATGCCCGGTGGGGGTGACCCTGCCGGATGGTGTTTCGGTGCGCCGGGCCGGTCGGGTGCGTGGTCGCTGCCCGATACGGCTCGGAGGTATGAACTAGGTGAGGGAGAGCGCCTTCGCGAGTGCAGCGCGCGCCGATCGCTCAGTGCTATCGGCGACGACTGGCGCAGGGGCCAAGTCGACAACGATCGCGGGCGGCGCGAACAGGTCGCCGAGGCGCTGGTCGGCGGCGAGGTTGCGGATCTCGGCGAGGTCGCAGTCGAACTTGCGAGCCAGCGAGTCGAGCGCTCGGATCCCGACCGACGTGTCGTCGTATGCGGGGGTGTTCACCGGGGCGACGTCGTAGAGGCGTCCCGAGATGAGGGTGCGGATCGGGAACCCGGACTCGTTCACGCTCCAGTCGTCCTCGAACACGTTGAACGCGAACGACGACTTCGCGACGTCGCCGCGCTGCACGAGCTCGAACACGTCGGCGCGAGCTGCCGGCGCGTCCACCTCGTACGACAGGCCGATGTCGTCGATCGCGAGCCGCAGCGTGTCCGCGGCAGTCGTGCCGAGCAGCATGTTGTCGTCATGGTTGTAGCGGGCGAGCACGCCCGGCCACCCGTCACCACGAGACTTGTTGAAGAAGCTCGTGGCGATCCGCTCGATGAACCCGCCAAGGTTCTGCGAGAAGGTGTTGAACTTCGCCGCGTAGCCGCCGATAGTGCGCGTCTGCTCGGCGCGCACCTCCACGGTCGCGACGGTGAGGCGACGCTCGGTTTCGGTCATGGCTTGCTCCCGGTCGTGTTAGGGGTTCCGTTCTGAATGTCGGACTTTGGGGATGGGACGTTATGGAAGTCACCGCCGGCGACCGGCTCGAGATCCTCGAGGGCGCGCGCCTCATTGACCGACATGCGGCCGTCAGCGATCTTCGCTCCCACCACTTCGGTACGGGTCTTCGTGTCCGCCCGAATCGTCGCGTCGATGTTGAACTTCATGTAGACCGGGCCCGATATCCACCGGTTCACAGCGTTCTCAATCCGCACCAGATAGGGCCGCAGATTGTGCGCGCGAGTCAGTGGCCGAGACTCGTCATTCGTGTACGTCAACGACTCCGAGGCTGACCCGCCGATCTCGCGAGGGTCAATGCCATAGATCGACGCGATAGCGTTCGCGGACAGTTTGAGCGTCTCCAGGAACTGCAGCTGATTCGGCGGAATATCGACCGCTGAGAGCTTCCAATCCTTACCGTGCACAAACGGCTGTCCCGACGCGAACGATGCCGCAGCTTTCGTCTGCACCGCAGTGATCAGTTCGGCTGGCATCTCCGACAACGCCGTGTTCGTGATCTCCGCCAACGGTAGGCCACCGCCGCGGCCAATGTTCGCGTACTCCTGCGCCGCGAGACCCGCCCGGACCATCGACGCATAATGCTCAATCGGAGACAGACCAAGCCGCTTACCAGGCGGGACAATCCACCGAACCTGCTGCACCGACCTCGGCCCGAACTGCCGACCCTTGATGAACCACGGATCATCATCCCCATTACCGAACGATGACCACTGATCCGCCCACTCGATCATCAACGGACCCGACTGGCCCATCGCCGACACATGCCCGACCGCGTTTCCGCGAGTCACCAGCCCATACGCGATCTGCCCGAACCACGTGTCGAGCCCCACCGTGTCCTCCACGTTGCGGATCAGGGCTGGAACTGAGGCGGGCACGCGAGCGTTGTCAGACTTGCGGTAGAAATCCACGGGAAGTGTTGAGACGAAATCAACGATGTGCCGGATCGACGCGAGCACCGGGACGAGATGCGTCGCGCGCTCCTCACTCACGGCTTGGCCGCCGCCGGTCGCGGACCACCCCCCGGTATACGACCGTCGCTCAGATCGGAAGAAGAGGCTCATCGACGACCCTCCCGATTCAGATTCCAAGCAACGAAACCGGCGCTGAGCGCGACGACAAGAAGAGCGGCGGGCCACCACGTAACGACAGCGAACGCCACAAGGGCGAGCACAGCGACGAGCTCGAGCAGGATCGTAGGCATGACACTCCTCATCCGAATGTGCTCATCCAGTCGCGAACCGCAGGGGCGGATAATGCACCGTGGTGGGCGAGCGCGACGGCCTCCAGGGCTGAAATGTCACCTGAGCGACGAGCGAACACTCGCCGATCACCAATCAAACGCCAGTCAGCCGCGACCGTCGCAGCATCCAAATCCGGGTATCCGCCGTGCTCGACCTCGTCAGCGTCGACCGCTTGCACGAGGTCCGCGACCGACTGGACGTACCGATCGGTGCCGATCAGCTCAAGGCGAATCCCAACCCGCTCAAAGTCTGAGATCAGGAACGACGCCGGGCCGCCCTTGTCGATGACCACCGGGCAGTCGTACTCGTGCGAGACGCGCGCAACCTCCGCAATGAACGTCGGCCGCTGCGACACCGGAAGGCGAGTCAGCAGGCCGAGATGTAGCGGCTCGCCCTCCACCGCAGCACCGAACGACAGCCAAGTGCCATCCGGGTCCGTCGCCACCCCCAGCCCACTGGGACGACCCACGCGCACCGGAGCCGCAATGTCACCCCACTTCGGAAGAACCTTCGACGCCGAATCACCGAACAGCATCGGCCACACGTTCAGGTATTGCGCCGCCCAACCGCGCACCGGATCAGGATCATCGAACTCACTAACCCCAGACTTCGCGGCAATATAGGTGCGCTCGACCAACGCCTCACGGTCTTTCGACCAATGCGGGGACGCTGACCGACGCACCGCAGGATCATCAAAATCCGCATCCGGGGTCGCACCCCAGAACAGCAGGAGAGTGTCATCATGCAAGCCGAGGATCGCATCCGTGATCCGACCACGCATCAACGAAGATGCCCTCACATGGGCCGTCGACGTCAAATGCAGTTGCGGACTCTCCCGCTCAAGCATCGCCGGCTCGAGACCATCCTCAATCGCCGCCGGCTTCACATCCCACGACTCATCGACCTGCCCATAGCCGACGTCATAGCCGTACACCGCATCATGCGACCGCAGCAGCCACCTGCCCGTATCCGTACCAACCTCAGTCTGAGTCAGGTTCCGAACGACATTCCATCCACGCCCCGTCGCCCACGGCCACGACCGCGAATGAATCTCACGACCAATCGCCAGATCCTTACTCACCAACATCGCGAGCTGATCCTCACCGAACACGTCCGGGTGCGCGACACGCCATAACGCCGACCCCCGAAGCCGCGTCGACTTCCCAATCCGGCGCGGACCAGACTCGATGATCTCCCGCCACACCAGCCGGCCATCCGCATCATGCTCGTACTGACGCACAATCGCCAGCGCCTGCCACCACCGCGGCTTCCGCATCAAACCCTGCGACTTAAGCCATCCGAGACAGTCCCAGCCATACGAGCCGACCGCATCTGCATGTGTCCCCGACATCGCCAACGGCGGCGCGGAATCCTCCGGCACCGCCCGCAGATCAGCCAGCCACTCAGACCGCATCGCATCCATCGGGTCCCCGCGAGATTCGAGCACTTCGCGCAGGTTCAACGTGTCGGCGATGAGAAATCACCTCTCACACACAAAAAGAAGATGGCGGGGTCGTCAGGTCTATGCAAATGAAAAGAATCTGGCGAGTTGTCAGAGCTTGAGGAACCGTGAAGCTCGGTCGGCGTTGCCTCGTGTTGCGCCTTCGCTGGTGTTGCATCGGGCGTGTGATGGGCCGAGGATGCGTGTGCCTGTGGTGTCGTGGCTCAGGTGCCAACGTGACCCTGGGGCTATCGCCCTATTGGGCATGAGGCAGATGGGCTCGTGGCAGGTTGCGTCTCCGCGTGCGACGACGGCGGACCAGGCTCGGCGGATAGCTAGGTAGGCGCCGGTGTATTTGGGGTGTGCCATGTCGTCTCCCCCCTATTGCGGTCTATCGCGGGGTGGGGGCAGCCGCTAGGGTCTGGGCATGACTGACGCTTCTGTTACGCCGCCTGTGGTTGCTCAGGACGCACCGCACATCGTTGTGAACGTATCCGCTCCTGCGCCGCAGCATGGTCCGCCGTTGCCACCGAAGTCGACGGGTATCGCGTACCTGTTCTGGGCTTTGCTCGGCTTGTTCGGTGGGCACCGTTTCTACCTGGGGAAGGTCGGTACGGGGATTCTCTACCTGTTGACTGCGGGGGTCTTCGCGATCGGATGGATCATCGACGTGTTCACGATTCCGTCTCAGGTGCGGGTCGTGAATGCTCGGCGGGCTGTCGGGATCAAGTAGCTCGCGTCTTAATGGCGGTGGATGACCATTCGCCGGTGCGGGGCACGTACACGAGTTGGATGCCGTTGGCGTCCAGCCACCCTTGCGTGATGCCGAGCTGCCCGTAGTAGTCCTTCGCCGCCCAATCGTCTCCGATGACGATGAGGTCCGCACCTGAGTCGAGGATGACGTCACGTTGCAGTGCGCCGCCCCGGTTCAGAATGACGTAGTTGACCATCTGCAGGCCGTCGATGACAGCCATGCGGTGAAACTCGGGCATGAGAGGCGGTTTGCCCCGGTACGTCGTCACGAAGTCGTCTGAGTTGACGGCGACCGTGAGTGTGTCTGCGAGTCGGCGACATTGGCTGAATAGGCCGAGGTGGCCGGCGTGGAGCGGATCGAACGTGCCGAGCGTGATGGCGTGTCTCATCCTTGACCCCAGTTGCCTTTCCACTTGCGTAGGAGGTCGTTCTCTAATACGAGGTTCATGCGCCCGTGACGTTCCTCGTACCGGCCGGATGCGTCGACGACGTCGGGCCAGAGCGTCGGATATGGGAGCCGCTCTCGGATGCGTCCCTCCCATTGGATCGACATGGCTTTGTCGACCGGGTCGGGCGCTTCGTTCAGGATGGGTGCGAGGTCGGCGTGGTCGTACACGCCGAGATACATGCCGGGTAAGCCGAATAGCCACGAGGGGCCGTCGAGGTGGTCGATGACATCCCAGAATGACGGGTGCAGGACTTCGCAGGAGTCCTGCAGGAACAGGAACCGGCTATAGGGGGCGGCTCTTAGGGCCGCGAGTTCGTATCCACCGTTGCGATGCACATAGACGGGGCGATTGCCGATCTTGCGGGGTGACCAGTCTTTGATCCACGGTGAGTCAGGGTGTGAGCCGATGACGACGGGGATCATGCGCGGTCTTGGTTAATCTCGTCCAGCAGCATCGCCCGGAGCCGTTTCCACGTGTCGGTGTCAACAACGTCGCCGATGGTCAACCATGCGGAGGTCGGATGCTGGTCTTCGTCGAGGTCGGCGGGGTTGATCGTGTGGTCGGGCGGCACGGCGCGGTAGTTGGGCTCGAGTTCGGCAGGTACGGGACGCGGGTCAGGAACCCAGTCGGGCGTGTCAGACACAATCCGTCTCCGGGACTCGGCAACGGCAGGGGTCATGCTCGCAGTCAGGACACATCACTGCCTCCCTTGATTGGGATTGCAAGCGTTAGGTGCGGATCACGCGGTAATGCGTGGGAAAGCGGTCAACGGATCGGCCGCGTGTATTGCGGTTTGCCGACGAGAATGTTCGACCGGACAGGGGTGCCGCAGTCGTCACAGCGGAACGATTCGTACTCGCGCACATGAGCTCGAGCTGGCTTGTGGTGGCGTGTCAAGTTCGAGCCGCCACAGTTCGGGCATCGGCGCGCATTGTCGTCGCCGATGAGGATGCCCATGTGGGTTGCGCCGTCCAACCAGGGGAGTTCGTCGAGCCAAAGCGATTCGGTCGCGATGACATCCTGACGGTTGTACGCCTCCATCAACGTCCACCCGTCCGGGTCGCCGTCGAGGCACAGTTTCCACAGGTCGGGGCCGTCGTGTTCGAGTTTCTGCTGTGATCCGAACTCGCGTGCGAGATACCGCAGCGACTTGTACGGCAGGTCGCGTACCCGTTTCGATTGCTTATACAGGTCGATTGACTTGAACGGCATCGGCTTCGGTAGTCCCGCGTACTTGAACTCTTCGTTCATCCACGGGATATCAGCCCTGTCGCCATTGAACGTCACCGCGACGTCGGCGGCATCCAATAGATCCCACATGGTCTGCACCATGCGTCGTGCACCACCCGTACCGCGCCCGTTCGAGCCACGCTCATCCGCGTAGATCACATCATCGGAGCCGTACCACTTCGCCGCGAAACACATGATCCGCGGCCGGCGCACCATCGTCTCCATCGGGAACCAAGCCCGCTTATAGGTTGGTTCCCAACCTTCGATCTCCCACTTACCCCGCTGGCGTTCAACGTCGATCGTGAGGATCTTGACGTTCGCAGCAGCAGGCGTCAGAGCGGCGATCCGCTCAGCGACGGAACCCAAGGCGAGCCCTCCACGCCGCCACCGCGTCCTTGCCGATCTCCAATCCCTCACCTGCGAGGAATGAGACCAGCATGACGTTCGTCCATGCCGGGTCGAGTGCCACGTTCTGCACGGCTGCACGGTCCTCAGCATCGAGGCCGGCGAACCAATCATCCAACCGTAGACGCGGTTTCGGTTGAGCCTGAGCGATACGCTCCGCAAGTTTGGACATGCTGTACCTCCCGTGCGAGCGGGTGAGGGGTGATCCCGACAATCTCGCGAGCATGACCGCTCAGGGCGGTGTGAGTGTGTCTCGGGAGTCGGGAAGATCAGGGCCGCAACGGCGAAAAGAGCCGTCGTCGTGCGATCGGCCGTGGGAATGACGAAAGCCCCGCTCGAGGCGAGGCTTCCCGATTCAGAGCGCACTAATGGCGCGTACTCGCGAGTCTACCTGACGAGTTGGAAGCGCGCTGATGTTTTTCGCTGCGACACGCCGGAGCCACGTTTCTCTGGCGGAATCGTGTAGGCGTAGGCGAAGACGGACGGGTCGCCGAATCGCTCTCGGACGCTTGCAACATGGGCAAGGACCACTTCATGCCGAGAGAACCACTCCCTGCCGCGAGCGAGGTAGCGGCGGAACTGCGCATGGATCTCTTTCTCGAGAGCGAGCGTCCCTGGGTGAACCGCCATCAGATGGGCGGTCGGGCCATAGGACTTCATCCGGCCGAGCGGGTTCGCGGAGTACCCGATCTTGATGAGGTCGCCCTGCTCGACGTAGTAGACCCAGCCAGGGTCGGTACTCCCGCGCGCAAGGCGCTCAACACTCTTCCGGTGTTTCCTCTCGCGCTCGTCCTCGCCAAGTCGTTGTTCAAACTCCCGCTTGTCCAGCGTCGCCCACTTTGAGCCGTGGTCGCGCATCAAACTCAGTACAAGCTCTGAGCAGAGATCGCATATCCCGGGATTGCGATGATCGATCTCATAGGCGGACGGACGTGAGATGTGACTGCGGCACAACCGGCAGTAGAACCGCATCTCGGACTCCCCGTTCGTGGTTCTCATCCTGACCTTTTGCAGTCTCACAGCACTCCCATTTCTCGCAGTGCGTCCTCGTCGACCGTTGCGCCCAGGTGGTAGCCGAGATCAAGCAACGCCCGCTCGCCACTCCAGTGTTCCCCGCACCTCTGACATTTTGCTTCCGGCCGGATGCCCTTCCAGTAGTACGCGATGAGCGCCGTTGTCTTCGCCCCGTCGAGGCCCGTGAACGTCGTCTCCGTGCAGGAAGGGCACGCACCCGCAAGTTCCTTCACGACGGGCGGGTCAAACAACTGCCAGATTCGGTCACACCACCGCGGGAAGAATCGGCTGATCCGCTCCCACTCACTATCCGGCATCGTCCCCGCCGCATGGTGTGCGTTCAGCACTCCGGCGAGCTGCGCCAGAGCAGACTTCAACTCGACCTCGGCACGCGCTTTCGACAGTTCCCGAAGCCACGCGCGCACCGTCCCGTCAATATGCTCCCGAAGCATGTGCGCCTCGAGGTTCAGTAGGTTCCGTGCGGATGGGTCCGAGCGACCCCCAGTCGGCACACCCCCAATATTTGATCGGCACGCCTCATCGAGCATGTCCAGCAGTGGCGGGTAATCGACCGGCTGATACCGACCCGTCCCGGTTTCCTTCGGGGACAGCACGTCAGACCACGGGGCGACGAGTTTACGGATAGACACGTCAGCGTCGACGTCGAGCAGGGTGTTCATGTCTCTCCTATCGCGAAACTCGCTGTCGGCGATCATGCGTCGGCCTCCCTGTCAGTAGGGACCGCGCGAATCACCGTGACGCCCCGTTCGAGGTCGCGCTCGACGCTGATCCCCGGCAAGCGCGGCACGGCCACAAGCTCCGCATCTGAGATTGTGATGCCGTCGATGTTGCGATCAGCGATGATCCACAGCAGTCGTCGTGCGCTGTCCGTCTCCTCGGCGGGGTGAGCGGACAGGGCGGCTAGGACCTCGGTGACGATCTTCTCTGCGAGATCGAGATGCGCCTGTCGAAGCTCCTCGAATACCTCAGCATCGACGTGCGGCCAGCGGTGCTCCACAATATCGTGGGCCACACTGTCGATCAGCGCCTTCATCTCGTCGGGGGTCATCCCTCTGCCCCCTTCATGCAGACCTGGCAGCTATAGCCGCGATTCCGGTCGAACCACCACCGGTCGAACCACCACCTCGGTACGCGGTGTCGGCGGCACGCCGGGTCAGTCCGGCGATGCATCTTGAACGTCATCCCTCGGCTCCCTTGAACAGGGCGAGTGCAGTGGCGGCGCAGATCCTGACCATTCGTTCTCCACCGCCAGGCGTCAACGTCCAGCCGGACTCCTGTCCCGTCTCCGAGTTGATCGCAGCGGCCATCGCGCGAGCGATCTCGTCCTCGCTCGGCATGGGGCGGCGGGTGAAGCCAGCGGCGATGATCGCGTTAGCAATCTCCTGGGCCTGAGTAGCATGAAGGCTTCGACCTGCCCAGAGACGCCCGCTGTGCCGCGACGAATCTGCGGGGTCAAGCACGGCAACCAGCGCCTTCACCTCGTCGTCGGTCGGCGGTTCGGACACCAGGGCGAGGAGACGGTCAATCTCCGCCAGGAGCGCGGCAGTCTCGCAGGGCCACGCCACACCACACCCTGACTGGACGCACACGTCGCCGTACTGCGGTGGGCCACCGTGCGTCTCGGAGCCGACCTGCACTCGGGTCTTCCGGTGTCGTGCTCGGATCGCGTCGAGGTCGATGGCGGTCATGCGAGGCTCCACCACAGGCCACGAGTGATGTATCCATGCCAGGAGCCCTGTTCACCCCCGTTGACGAGAATGCTGTTACTGGACCCATCCCCAGGATTCACGGAGATCGTGCCGTCATCTTCCTCTCGCACGGTGTGATTGCCGAGATTGCCAAGCAGTCCATTCGGTGTAATCACGAACCAAAGGTCGCCCGTGAGGTTTGTCGGCCCAACCGCCATCGGCGGGAAGTTCACGATCTTGACGTAGGTGCCTGGGGGGTCCTTCCGCATGGAGAAGTTCTCTCGGTAGTCGAGATCGGGAAGTCGTCGGGTGCCCTGGATCTCATTGGTGCGCTTCATCTCTCATTCCTCCCCTACGGATGGGGTCGGCTCCGAAAGTGGCGGAAGGCGATACTCCCGCGCCTCCGTGAACCGAACCGCCTCGACGAACATCGGCGTACACTCGATGAACGACTGCGCCGCCTCTCGAATCTGATTGAACGTCGTCCCGTCCTCAACGGTGACGATCGCAATGAACTGTCGGGCCATCTCTCATTCCTCCTCTGTTGTGGTGCCGGGGGTGGGCAAGGTCTCCCAGGGGCCAGCCTTGCGTCGGCGACACGCGTGGAGGTGCGGGCGTTTCGCCGCGTACTCGCGAACCACACCCTCAGTTCCGACCGTGTACTCCGCGTACGCCGAACCGGGATCGCGCGTGACCCCGTACTCCCATCCCATCTCCTCGGTCACCGGTACCTGGACGGAACGGAGAGCGGATGCGAGACGCTGCACGAGATCTGTGTCGCGTCGAGACTCACCGCGAGTAGCGACGAACTGATCCGCCTCGGTCAGCAGGGCATCGAGATCAGGCATCAGACCACTCGCTCTCGTCCAGATCTTCCCAGTCCTCGCCGTCCCAAACAGCGATACCTGCCATGTCGGAGTAGTCCGGCTTGATTCGGCTCTCGAACTCGAAAATCGAGAAGTCGATGATCGCGTTGAGGACCACCTTCGCTGTCTCCAGGTCGCTGAACTCTCGCTCGAATGCAGGCATCGGAACCTGCGGGATGTACCAGACCCTGTAGCGCCCCGACGCTTGAATCTCACTCATTGCTCTCCTCCTTTATCGTGTTTTCGCGATCAGACCCGGATGATCCGGAAATCGGGATAGACGTGGTGGACAGGGAACGGATAGCGGTGGCGATGTCCCTCGGCGTCTCAGTGCCGATCCACGACCGCCCAAGGTTCGATTCCACGACACGCGCCGCACGCTCAAGCGCCCACTCAGCGCCTTCTGCGGCCTGCTGGATGGAGGTCATCGGGGGCCTCCGAAATCGTCTGGATGGTCCTTCTTGTGCTTCTCGTGCTGGACGCATCGCCAGTAGTCCTGCCAACTGTCCGGCTCGTCGGACGCCTGGTGCCAGACCTGACGCATGAAGCGCCCGCAGTACGGGCATGGCTCGCTCATCCCTCACCTCCAGAGGAGAGACGAGCGCGGTAGGGGTTGTCGCCGGGAGCGAGAAACCGCCCGTGCTCGTTGGCAATGACGCCGCACTCGACAGCAGCCCACAGCGCACCCTCATCCCACGCCTTCGCCTGCTCCTGCGCTAGCCACCGGTCGAACTCGGTGGCGACCTCCGACCCATGACGGCTCGTGTAGTGAAACGCTGCGAATGTGTCGCGCACCTCCCCCGTCGTCGGCGTGTAGGTGTCAGGCATCGGCGTCTCCCTTCGGACCACGCGGACGACGACGCCCACGAGCCACTTCGTACAAGTCACGGCGAATCGTGAACTCAGCCGCCTCGGGGGTCAGACCGTCAGCCGGCCAAGACCTCGTTTCGGAGTAGCCCGAGTCAGCTCGGAACGCCCGCAGATGCTTCGCGACGCTCGTCCAGATCCGCACGACCGGATCACCCGGCGAGTAGGTGACCGTTGTCTCTCGCTCGGTCGCGTACTCCGTCAGACCCTCAATGTGACTAGAACGGCGTTTCGGAGACATTGCCGACCTCCGTCCAATCTGCGGGCGCATTCCACGAGTCATTCCCTGAAATCGCGCTTGGTGAGCCGTTTGCTCGGTCGTTTGACGCGCTCCTGGTCACAGTCGCCGTCGCATATCGCAGCGACGGACCAATCTCGTCCACATCCAACTCAATCGACGTCCGCTTCTCACCCTCACGGGTCTCATACGCACGCGACCGCAGCTTCCCCGTCGCGACGACCCGCGAACCCTTCGAGAGACTGCCCGCGACATGCTCCGCGAACTCACGCCAGCACGACGCCCGCAGGAACAGCGTCTCGCCGTTGACCCACTCGTTCTTCGCCTTGTCGAACGTCTTCGGCGTACTAGCGATCGTGAAGTTCACGACCGCGAGACCCGACTGCGTGAAACGCAACTCCGGGTCGGCGGTCAGGTTGCCGACGACGCAAACGACGGTTTCATTCATCTCTGATTCCCTTCATTGCCGCGACGCCTCGGACGCCGCGAACGATCATGGATATGTAGCTCTGCGAGCACTCGAACTCTTGAGCGAGCGACCTCTGCGACTCTCCGGCGAGATACCGCTCGCGAATCTGGATGATCTGCTGGTCCGAGAACTGGGTCTTGTAGCGGCGACGGCGGCGCATGTGCATGTCGGCCACGTTCTGGGCCTGAGTGCCGGGGATCATGTGCGCGGGATTGCAACACCCAGCGTTATCGCATCGATGGCGAAGAATGACTCCGTCTGCGATGGGGCCATGTGCGGCCTCCCACGCGAATCTGTGAGCCTTCACTAGTGGGAGGGACTTGCTCGGGCGGAACACTCCGTGACCGCCGCTCCCGACTGACTTCGCGCGCCAGTCCCAGCATTCGCCTGGGCGACGCACTTCGACCTTGCTCCAGAAGCGAGCAACGATAAGGGGGTCTTGGGTACCATTCACGGTAGCCCTCCAATCAACTAGACCTTGGTTGAGGGTTAGGCCCCGGCGAGTGTTAGCGCACTCGGTTTGGGGCCGCTTTGATTCTATCGAACGGACGTTCGAATCCGGGGATTTGAGGACGTTCACTGTCGCCTTCCTCCCGACCGGTGGCACCGGTTCGGTTCCAATCCGAGACGCCGGCGAATATCACCGACGCGGTACTTCACGACGTTCAGCTCGCCTGCGATCAACGCGTCACACAAGCCCGCACGATGCAGTTCCGCGACGCGCGCCGACAGGGACCGATGCCCCGATGTCGCCATGACTCGCACCGCCGACTCGACCGCGGCCGTAATCCCCGACCGCAGCCCATCCGCACCGAGTTTCGACTCAGCCCGCCACAGGTCACTGCCCTCGACCGTCGCGGTGATATTGCGGATCTTGACCTGACTCATGCGACATCACCGCCCGTCATGTCGAGCACCGGCTGAGCGAACCTCGACCGCAGACTCAGCTCGAGGTACTCCCGATTCAGGTCGACGCCGATGTAGCGGCGTCCCTCCTGCGTGGCGACCATGCCCGTCGTTCCAGAGCCCGAGAACGGGTCGAGCACGGTGTCGCCACGCCTCGAGCCGGCGAGGATGCAGGGGCGGATCAGTTCAGGCGGGTATACGGCGAAGTGCGCCTCACTGAACGGCACCGTGGGCACAGACCAGACGGTGCGCTTGTTCGCCCGTCCGTTCGGTGCGTACTCGTTCCCCGACTTCGGGGTGTCGTTGCCGAGCCCGTATTTATTCCCCCCGAATCGTGGCTGCTTCGACGCACGCTCGAGCTGATGCTCGCCCGTCTTGCCCGTGTGGAACTCGGACCCGTTGAATCCTGTGATCGCCGGTTCCTTGATCGCCTCCGCGTCGTAGTAGTACCGGGGCGACTTACTCATCAGGAACAGGTACTCGTGCGCCTTCGTCGGCCGGTCCGCCACGCTCTCCGGCATCGGGTTCGGTTTCGCCCAGATGATGTCCGACCGGAGAATCCACCCGTCGTCTTGGAGCGCGAACGCGACACGCCACGGGACGCCGATAAGGTTCTTTGCCGGTATCCCACTGGTAGGGACGGGCTTCTTGCGCGAGTAGTCCAGATCACGCTCTGCGAGCCGCTTAGAGACGCGAAACTTGCCGTCCATGCCGTCACCCTCAGCGCGGCGTCTAGTCGTTGCTGAGTCGTAGGACGCCCCGGACGGGCCGGCACCGCTGTACGAGTCGCCGAGATTGAGCCACAGCGTCCCGTCATCCGCGAGCACGTCACGGAGGCTGCGGAATAGGGCAACCATCCGGTCGACGTACTCCTGCACGGACTGCTCAGCGCCGAGCTGACCGTCGACTCCGTAATCGCGGAGGCCGAAGTATGGCGGTGATGTGACGATCGTCTGCACCGACCCCGGATCGAGCTCGCGGGACACATCGAGCGCATCGCCCTGATGCAGCGTCACGAGATCGTCGGCGTAGTACGGCTTCATGCGACTGCCCTCCATACGCCGTCCTCGAGTCGCGCATCGCACTCGCACACCGTCAGACCCTGCTTGGTTGCTTTCGAGTGATCGCACGGACCACGCTTCGGAGTCGGAGTCGCCCGATTACGAACCTCCGCATCCCACTCATCCCGACGACGACGCGCGTTCCCGCACGCCCGGCACGGATCATCCGTACCGCCGGGATGCTTCGAGCAGAACGGGGCGGGGGGTTCGCCGCGGTCCGCGGCATCTCCCCTCCCTTCCTCTCCCCTCCCCTCCCCTCCAGCGGCAGCGTGCGGCAGTTCGCCGCGAACCGCGGCAGACTGCGGCGAATCGCCGCGAGGGGCAGGAATAGGAGACTTCGCCGCGTTATCCACCCGCTGATGCTTCGACCATGTTGGGATCTCGAAATAGTCCCGACCGTCCACCGAATAGGCGTGAATCATGCCCCGCTCGACCATCTCGGCCAGGTGGTGACCGACGTCCTCCACATGCATGTCGCCGTCGTGCAACCATGCGAACGCCCACAGTTCCCGAGGGTCGGCTTTGAACCTGCCGTGGTCGTCCGCGTAGCTGATGAGCGCAACCCATGTGAGGCGAGCGTCACGGGACAGGCCGTTGAAATCGTCCGAACGCCACAGGTCACGTTTGACTGTGCGAATCTCCTTCGCCATCAGCTGACCTTCCTGTCCGCGTGGATCGACACACCCGCGGACTTCATGAGCACCTGTGCGAGCCGATCGCCTGACGACGTGAGGATGACGACCATGCCGTTCGGATACTCGACCGGGGTGATCTGTGCGCGCAGGAGCGACTTCGCATGAGTCGAGTCGGGTTGCACTCGGACGCCGCGACGGCGCAGCTCGATGAGAGCTTCGCCGTCCACGTCCTCTTTCCATCCGTTGCACAGCCCGCACGCGGCGATCAGGTTCGCGAGATCGTTCAGTACCTTCGATCCGCCATGCCCACGATTGACGCGATGGTCAGCGACTGTGGCGTCACGAGTGCAGGGCGGGCCGGCGATCACGCACATGCCGTGGTCACGGGCCAGGACTCGCTTCACGAGCGATTTCGGGATCACACCGTCACCCCCACCCCGACGTAGGCACGGCCAAGTGCGATATTGGAGATCACAGTCGGAACGACGCCGAAATCCATAGCAATGTCTCGCTTGAAGTCGCCCGCCAAGATTCGCCTCCGAACTTCAACCACTTGCGTGGCGTCGAGTTTGCGTCTCGCGGTAGACGTTCGACCTCGGATCGTCCGGTCGTTCGTATTGTCCGCAGAGGTCCCCAACTCAAGATGCTCCGGGCGAATGCACGGTGGGTTGTCGCACTTGTGACGAACAACCAAGCCTTCAGGAATCGGCCCATACGCTTCGATGAATGCGATGCGGTGCGTACCAATAGACCTGCCCGAGACTTGAATCTTCCCGTGACCACTCCGGTGAGTACCCCCAAACCAAACAAGACAGTCCCCATCGGGCCGGGAATACGCGGCTAGACGCTCGGCGAGCGAAGCTCCGACTATGCGACGGACGACTTCTGGGGAGCCGTTTGCTCGAACGCGGGCGTAGTGCTTTGAGCACAATCCCCGCGCCAGCTTTCGTCCACCACATCCTGGGTATGAGCACGGCACATCAACATTCGCTTGGTAGCAATCGAGGTCACAGAACTTCCGAGTGCTGAAGTGTCCCCGGCTCTCTCCGCGCTTCTGCAGAAGCTCCGAGCCACAGTGCCGGCATGTGCCAACTGCTTCCGTAAACTCGGACGGCTTCTTCTTCTTGCAGGTCATGCGGTCACCTCCCCAGAGAGGGAAGCGAGGAGCTGGGTGCCAATGAACTCGGTGTAGGCCGGCGGGATCGCTTCGGACAGCCCACGGAGAGTCATCCACTCCAGCCCACCCATCGCGTCCTGCTGCACGTTCAGCGGAATACGCCAGACGCCTACCTCGACAGTGCGGCGCAAGTTCGTGCGATTCGTAGCTGGGGGGAAACGGGGCGTCTGCCATGCGTGATCGCAGACGGTTCCAGACATTGCCTCGCTCGACTCAAAGAGCCGATGCCTGCGAACGTCGAGCCCGAACGACGACCCGCAAACGCGGACTGATTCGCGGAGCTCACCGCGCGCACCTTCGACGTTCTCGATCACCCAGGGCAGGCCGGTTCGTTCGAGCAACTCGCGGGTCTCGGGGATCAGATTCAGGTAGGAATCCCCGACCCCAGCGCCACGGCGACGGTACGCCGTGAACGTCTGACACGGCGGGCTCGCGTGAATCGCATCGAAGTCCCACAGGTGCATCCAGTCGAGGCGGCCGGTCCCATCACCGAACGGCACCGGATCGCCCGCGAGTAGTCGGCGCAGCGTCAGTAGCGCGTCTCCCTTCGTGAACATGAACGGGTAGCGCGGTTGCGGGTCAATGTCGTTGCCGTACACGTCGAACCCTGCACGCCGGTAACCTTCGGACGCACCGCCCTGACAGCAGAACAGGTCGAGGAGTTTCGGCCGGGCGCTCATTCGGCACCCCCGAGGATCGCGTCAGCGAGGGCGAGGACCTGATCGAGTTGCCCTGCGCGCACGTCATCGTGGATGAGCATCCCGAGGGTGTACTGGAGGAGGCCGATCTGCCCGTCGATCGTGCGATGCAAGGTGACGAGAAGCGGATCGTTCGTGATCGGGCTCAAGTCATCGCGCGGCTCAAGGTGCGATCGCACCGTGTCTCCGGGGTTTGGCTCTGCAAGCCACCCGTTGAACTCGACGTAGCCGCTCTCTGCCTTGAGCCGCTCGAGCTTGTCGATTGCCGCCTGTAGGCGCTCGGCGGGGGTCAACGGTCGATTCCCTTCGGATAGAAACCGATCCACCCGTCGCCGTGAGGAGCGACCACACCAGCCACGTCGTCTTCGTCGGCGGCGTCCTGGTTCCAGATCGTCACCTGTAGACCCCAGCGCCAATCGCCGTCCTTCAGTTCACCGTCAGGCGGGTCGACCACCGCGCAAACCTCGTCCACGCGGTCAGCGATGTACCGGAGGTCAGCGGACGTGAGAGGAAAGTCGCGGCTCATCGTTCGTCTGCCGATGCCACGTAGTCCGGGTGCGCGGGATCGAGCTCAGCGTCGACCAGGGCCGTCAGTTCCGCGACCGTCACCGGCTCGAACTCGGCCTCACCAACCTCCACATGACGACGCTTCGCCGTCTCACCGGTCCCCGTCGTGATCGACTGATCGGCCTGCACCGCGAGAGCGAGATCATCCGACGAGAGGCGTGCGGTCCGGGCTGTGTCCCGCAGCACCGTCTTCAACCACATCTCCTCTTCCCAGTCGGACCACGGTCCGGCCTTTGAAGTGCGCGGCTTGCGCTTGAGGATCTGCGCCTTCGTCATGAAGTTCTGCAACACCTCGCCAGACGCCAGCACAACCACCGCGAGTGCGCCTACCGGAGCGCGGTCGGTGTCCAGCGGATTCGCGTTCTTCCAGTGGATGACGGTCCGACCCGTCTCGTCGGTGGCCTGCTCAATCACGTCGCCCTCGCGAACAATGTCGGCTGTGACCGCACGCGCGCCGGCCCGGTAGAACAACTCGACGTAGCCCTTGTAGCCGACGATCAGTTGCGCGTCTCTGCCGTACGGGACCAAGTGTGCGTAGGCACGGGGACCACCGATCTCGAGGCCGAGTTGTGCGGCGACGAACAACCCGCCAAGTACCGACTCCGGTGTGCATCGCGACAGTGCGGGCGTCGTCCTGAGCACCGTGACGGCGGCACGCGTGAACCGCTCCACACCGATCCGGTCCGCGAGGGCGGCGGCGAGTCCCGACTGCGACGCGTTGACCTGCTGGATGATGTCCGGCGTCTGCCGAACCTGAACCTCACTCATCGTCTTCCTCTGCTTGGATCACGAGCCACGTCGGGGGCGCGTGGTACTGGATTTCTTCGGGGTAGCCGGGCCACACGCCCGCTTCCATGCAGCTCGCGTAGAGCCGCCGAGCCTTCGCCGATGCCGCGTCGCCGATCGCCGCCCATTGCGGGGTGATCGCGTGAACACCGACGAGGTAGGGCGGTTCCTTCTCGACCGCGACGTACACGAACTCCGGTTCCAAGCCGTGCGGCATCGGTCCAGTCACGGCGTCGAGTGCCGCGAGATACCAGGACCGCTGGACGTCGTATCGGAGTGATGCGATGGACCGTTCGAACTCTCGGAAGCTCGCATCCCGAGCCGTTTTCAAGTCGACCGCGACCCGGCGTCGCTCACTCTGCTCGGGGAGGAAGTCGAACCGGGCTCGGACGGGAACGCCGTCGATCTCCGCGAACACGCTCACCTCGGCGTCGCCGGGCTGATCGAACAATGCTCGGGCGGTCGGGTGGGCGAGGACGGATTCGGCGGCGGCGTCGATCGGTTCGAAGTCGACCCGCTTGAGCGGAATCTTCCCGTCCGCGCGTGCCTCATCCACGAACGCTTTCGCTTCCTTCGTGGAGATCGCCCCGTTGGACGCGAGGATCTCGTCAGGGATGACCGCGACGTCGTACCCGGTGCCGAGCACCTTGGAGTGAACGGCGGACCCGATGTCGAACTTCTTCGACGGGGCGACCAGCGGCGGGTGGTCTTTCTTCCAGCGGTACTTCGCCGGGGACTCGAGGATCAGGCGTGCTTCGGTCGATGACAGTTCGGGCCGCGCGTGGTAGTCGGCTTCGGGCAGGCCGTGGACAATGCCGGTGAGCGCACTCATGCGCGAACCCCGAGGTTCACGAGCGCCATGAGGACGATGAGCGCGACGATGCTGCCGCCGATGACGCTCAGCAGATACCAGGTGCGGTTCACCGTGTCACCGCCAGCACGACCATGCCGACCACCGCGAGCGGCACAATCAGGACCGCGAGAATGCTCACTGCGATGAGCGTCGGCGACCACGGCACGTAGTTCACGAGTGCGAAACCGAACCGCTCACGCCACGACGGGCGCCGGTACAGAGGAGACGGGAACGGGATCACGACTGGACCCCGAAGTGCTCACGGGCCTCTCGTAGCAGGGTGATCTCGGCGGCTACCGCTCGCCTCGAGCCGATCCAGTCGATGACTTCCTGGATTGCCTGCTCACGCTCGGAGCCCTCGGGGACGAGGCGGGTGAGGGGGCCATCCGTCGCCAGTTCATCCGGGTCGTCCATCGCCTTGAAGCCGGTGTCGCCATAGCTGCGCCAGACGCCGTCTACGTCAAGGACGTACGGATACCAGCCCGGATCGCTGATGGGAAACGATGCCGCCTGATACCAGCCCGGCTCGGTCGGCAGTTCGACCTTCGGCTTGTGGTCGGTGATCGACCAGCCGTCGGCGATAAGGCGCGCGATGCTTACGAATGTGCCGCGCGGCATCGTCTCCACCGCTAGCCGCGCATTGATCGTCGGGCCGTTCAACGTCGCCGTACGAATGAGCTTCACGCTCTCGAACGTCAACTCGATCGTGTCGCCTGGCTTGATGTCCTTGATGTTGATCACGCGGTCACCTCCCGCAGTCGTGCCCATCCCAGGTCGGTGATCTTGAACTCGCGTGCGGGATTCCCGTTCGCTGCGATATGCCCTGAGCGGACCTGCACGAGACCGGGTTCGATGAGCTCACCCGCGCGCTTACGTGGCGAGTCATACGAAAGGTGCATGTCAGTGTTCGCGTACCGTTCCCGGTACTCGCGGTTCAACTCCTGCCCGTCGATCCATCCAAGTTCTGCGATGAGCCTGAGGACCGCGATCTGTGACCGCTTCCGCTTGGGGAGAATCGCGAGGGCCGCGGCGTGCGACTCAGCGGGATCGGTTGGTCGCGCCAAGTCAGGCACTCCCGACACGAGCCGGTCGTATTCATGCTCAGCAGGTGACAGACCGGTGATCGTCGGCCATGCGGCTTCGATCGACTCGAAAAGGGGAACGTCCTGCACTTGCTCAGCTCTGAGGTCGTATGGGGCGTACGATTGTGATGACATTCGAGGGCTCCATTCCTTCGGTTGTCGTGCCCCCGGTTCGCGCCGGGGGCTTTCTCTGTCTGTGGTTTGGGTGCGGGGGTCGATTCGGGTCCGACCCCCGCGCGGGTAGCTGGGCTCTCCGGCCCTGCTTTCGCTACCCGGTGCCGACCTGCCGAGGAGGGGTCAGGTCGGACGATTCAGGGACCGGGATACGGTCATGCGGACTGAGCCACTGCCCCGACGTGTACCCGGACGGATACCGATAGGACACGCGCAAACGCTCACCAATGGCCGTGATCGACGTCACCACCGCGCGGGCCGGCCGCTGAAGCTCCGCATCCCACAAGGGCGTTTGCACCGTCTGCCCCACATGCAGGAGCGCGGCGAGCGTGTCGCTCATTCGGACACCACCCAGCCCGGTCGCACCGGCATGTCGCACCCGTTCACCAGGGCACGCTGCTCCAACGGGAACGTGACGTCCTCGCCGTAGATCGTCAACGTGATCGCGTCCGGGGTGCGAGCGACGACGGGACCATGCCAATACACGGCGTCCTTGTCATCCCCGTATCGCACGACGGTCGACACACGCGCCCAACCATCCGGCAGGACACGCGGCCCACAACCCTCCCGACCGCTCTCCATCACAGGGCGGGGAATGAACGGGATCACGGTCGCGGTCATCGTCCGCTCCTGAGTGACCGACGCCGAATGATCGCACCCACCGGCACGACCACGAACAAAGCGAGAACACCCGCCCACAAGACCAACGCCAACGCGACCGGAACGAAACAGATCGCGGTGAACACGACGACGAACACAGCGGCGACGATGAGGATGTCGCGGAGGAGCTTCATCGCGCACCCCCATCATTGGGGTCCCCGGACACAGCGCCCGAAGGCGGCACCGTGTCCGGGGCGACTCCTACTGTGGCTGCATCGGCCAGATCGGAAGGTGCAACTTCCGGGCCACCGACAGAAGGAGAAGCGAATGGCGAGTTCTGCGAAGGAGAACGTCGCGGCGTTCCACACGTGGCACAGCGGTCGCACGTATAGCCCTGGTCACCCGCAGATCGACCCGTGGATGCGGGACGTGCTCGTGTCCCTGCAATCCACGTTGAATCTGCTGGCGGAGCAGATCGATAAGAACTCGGAACGGATAGCGCGAATCGAACGCTTTCTGCAATCGCGGTGAGTCGCTTCGTCATCCACTCGATCTCGGCGACAGCGGCTTCGTGGGACACGGGCCAGAGCTCGCTCACGATGCCTTCTCCGCGGGGGAGGTCAGGAGGGCGTCGATGTCGGCGGCGTCGAACCGGTACCGACCGCCCGGTGTCTTCGTTGCCGGGACGGAGCCGGAATCGGCCCAACGGCGGACGGTCGAGGGATCGACCCGGAACCTCTTAGCCACTTCCTTAGTGGTGAGATGCGACACTTCGGATGTCATGCGTCTGAGTGTTGCATACCCACGCATTAGATGCAATACACATCTTTTGCGGCGTGTCGCGCACCCGTTCCTGGGAAATACCCGCGCGCGTATTGCGCGCTATGCGCGACTTATGCCACTATCTGTTGCATGACAACACAGAGTGCAGTACCCGAGGCGACCGAACGCGCGTGGATCCCGACCGCGTCGGAGTTCGGTACGCGCTTGGCGATGGTCCGCCAGACGAAGAGCTGGAACCAAACCGAGGCATCGGTCAAATGCGGCCTAGGTCAGAACGATTGGGCTCGCTATGAGAACGGCGTCTCCCCCAGGAAGATCACCGAAGTCGTCACCAAGGTCAGCGCCGCGACCGGCGTCGATCAGAACTGGCTCCTATGGGGACCGCCTAGTGCCGAGCCTGCCCCCGAGTCTGGTCCTCATCATTACGAGTGAGATGCTCTGCCGACTGAGCTAAGGCGGCGGGCCGGAAACGAGTCCGGACCGCGAAAGAGTCTAGCGCGTCCGGACACGGGCTCGGTTCGTCTCCCGCGGGAGACTATAGG